GAGGATGAGCAGGACGGCAACGCCATTGTAGAACCTATTATATTTGAAGATGGATTCCTTCATGTAGAAAAAAGAAACCAAGTATTACAGCAGTTCTTACACCACCACCCTATGTATGGAAAGTCATTCATGGAGGTTAATGATGAGAAGGATGCATCTGAGGATGTAGAGATTTTAAACTTAGAGGTTGACGCACTTATCGAGGCACGTCAATTAAGTTTAGGACAGCTTGAGAATATTGCTTCAGTAATCTTTGGTATAGACACCTCTAAGGTTTCAACAGCAGAGATGAAGAGAGATGTTCTCCTGTATGCTCGTAACTACCCTGAGGACTTCTTAGACGTAGTAAGAGACCCTGAGCTAAAGCTACAGGCTACATCGAGAAGATTTTTTGAGGTAGGACTACTTCAATTTAGAAAGAATCAGAAGGAGGTATGGTTCAGTACCACGACAAATAAAAAGAAGATGCTTAACGTACCGTTTGGTGACGACCCATACATGACGGTTGTCAGCTACTTCCAAAGCGATGAGGGTATTGATGCATTAAAATTCTTAGAGAAGCTACTATGATTTGCATAGTTGGCATATTATTTGTACATTTGTAATCCTCATAACGAAAGTTTGATTCATACTCAAACAAGAAGGGACTCTAATAGGGTCCCTTTTTTTTATGTATCTTTGTGGTATTATTAACCCATTAATACTTTTTACAAATGGAAAAATTTTTAAAAGTCACAAACGCTCCCGTAACAGGTCAGCTAATTTCTATCAATGGAATCAAAGCTATTGGAACAGCAAATGCTACATCCTCAGATGTAACTATTGATTACTTCGATGGTACTACAACTACAGTTATTACTGCAAATCAGGTTGGTGCTGATGTTTATGAAGAGATTTTAAGTGCTATTCAAACTGCTATTGCTACTTCTTGGCAGAAAGCCTACTTTGAGGTTGTTCTACCAAAAGCAGTAACAAGCATCCTTAATGCTTAAAGACTTAACTCCAAGCTATGAAACGGAGGGCTTTTACGAGCCCTCTTTTTTTTTGCTTATCTTTGTGTAAAGAAAATAAAAGATGATAAACTCAGTTAGAAATACCGTTCTATCTATTCTTAATAAAAACAATTACGGATATATCTCTCCATCTGATTTCAATCTATTTGCAAAGCAGGCACAGCTAGATATATTCGATGACTATTTTTATAGCTACAACTATCAGATACAGAAGGAGAATGCTCGTCAGTCGGGGACAGGGTATGCAGACATTAAGAGAAGCTATGAGGAGGTTATAGAGTTTTTTTCAGAGACAAAATATCTCACACACAATGCTAACAATACCTTTTTCCTGCCTGCTCAATTGTATACAGGTGATGACTACTATCTTATTAATAAGGTATTGGGTTATGAGACGACAGTAACAAGTGGTACTAGTACTGCTGTAGCTGTAAATAATCTTGAGGACAGTGCTGCTGATTTTATATCAGACGGGGTTCAGGTTGGTGACATTGTATTCAACCTTAGACCTGTGGCTCCATCATATGCCACTGTAACACAGGTTCTTAGTGGAAATATATTGGTACTATCTTCAGATATATTTGTAGTAGTTCCATCAAATTATATCATATTCAAGCCTAAACAGAACGAGCTTGAGAAGGTTACTCAGGGGAAGATAACAATGCTCAACAACTCAACACTGACCGCACCGAATAGGTTGTTTCCTGCATACACTCAGGAGGGAAGCATACTTACAACACACCCATCTACATTGACAGAGGGTATTATGTGTCAGTATATAAGATACCCTAAGGACCCGAAGTGGACATACATCACACTCACAAATGGCGAGCCGATGTTTGATTCGTCACAGGCTGACTTCCAAGACTTTGAGTTAGCGGTTGATGACCAAGTGGGATTAGTAAATAAGATTCTTCAGTATGCGGGTATGTCAATAAGAGAGGTGGCAGCCGTTCAGTTTGGAAAGACTGAGGAAACAACGAATGACCAACAAGAAAAATAATGTCATATATAACACAATACCAATACTACGAGAATGGGGGTAATAACCCTGAGGATGCTAATTGGGGTTCATACCAATACATCTCCCTTTACGATATCATCAACAACTATATGCTGATGTATTCAGGGAATCATTCTATGGTAAACAACGAGGAGAGATACAAGGTCTTGTTCCATGCGAAGCGTGGTATACAGGAGCTAAACTATGATGCGTTCAAGGAGATAAAGGTTCTACAGCTACAGGTTTCTGATAGCCTGAGATTCGTTTTACCTCCTGACTACGTGAATTGGGTTAGGGTATCTTTATATAAGGATGGTCTGATAAGACCTTTAACTGAAAATATTCAGACTAATTATAGCGATGCTTACCTTCAGGACAATACCTATAGGATTTTATTTGATGAGTCAGGAAATGTACTTAAACCTGAGAACTCAAACCTAGACTTTGACAGAATAACAGGCACGCAAAAAAGTATATACCTAAACAATGCAAGTCAGTTCAATGGCTTAGAGGGGTATAACTACGATGGCTATTGGTTCTTTGATTACGGTATAGGGGCGTTCTATGGTCTTAATACAGAGACGGCTAACGCTAACCCTACATTCAAGATAGATAAACGCTCAGGTGTAATTAACTTTGACTCGTCTATGTCAGGGGAGTCGTGTATATTAGAGTATGTCTCTGATGGAATGGAGGGCGGAGATGATACCTTAGTTCAGGTTAACAAGATGTTTGAGGAGTATATATATTCATACATCACCTTTGCTGTTCTTAATGCAAAGTATGGTACACAGGAGTATTTAGTAAACAGAGCGAGAAAGAAGAAAGCGGCAGACCTTAGGAATGCTAAGATACGTATAAGTAATATTCACCCCGGAAGGTTATTGATGAACCTTCGTGGTCGGGACAAATGGATTAAGTAGATGGCTAACATGAAGAGACATTTTATAGCGGGCAAGATGAACAAGTCTGTTGACGAAAGGCTACTGCCTAATGGGGAGTACGTTGACGCATTGAATGTCCGACTAGGTTCAACAGAGGCTTCAGAGATAGGCTCCGTTGAGAACTCAAAGGGTAACACTAGGCTTACTACACTAGAGTTTGATGGGACCGCATTAAGTAATAACGCTAAGTGCATTGGTGCATATGAGGATGGAACCCGTGAGACTATATATTGGTTTATCCACGACCAAAGCTTTACAGGTATTAATCCTGCAGGAGCTACATTGGATTTGATAGTTTCACTAAATGTAAATAATGACATTCTTACCTATCATGTTATAAGTACCTCAGTATTAAACTTCAACCCTACATATTTAATAACAGGTATCGATATGGTTGAGGATTTTTTATTTTTTACTGACGACTACAACGCTCCAAGGGTTATAGACATTACAAAGAACTACCCTGAGCCATCGGGAGGCGTAGACCAATTCACAGACGAAGAGATTCTTGTAATAAAGAAGCCACCTATTGAGTCTCCAAGTGTTATGGTTCAGCTTCAGGATGGTGAAGAAAACTATCTTGAGGAAAGGTTCTTGTGTTTTGCCTATAGATATAGGTATGAGAACAATCAATACTCAGCTACATCTCAATTTTCAAAACCTGCGTTTGTCCCTAGCAGCTTTTTTATTAGCAGTACATCCTTTCTTAATGAAGGGATGGTCAACTCTAAAAACATTTCAACAATATCTTTTAACTCAGGAGGACCTTTAGTTAAAGGTATAGACCTTTTGTTTAAAGAATCAAACAGCAACGTAATAAAGGTTGTAAGAAAGTTTGATAAAAACAATGACGGTATAGCTGATAATACTATTGTTAATCAGGTGTTTGACTCTAATCAAATATTTACAATACTACCCGACTCAGAGCTGTTAAGACTATTTGATAATGTGCCGAGGTTTGCTCAGGCACAGACTATAATGGGGAACAGACTGATGTATGGCAACTATATTGAAGGTTATAATTTAAAGGACAAAAATGACAACCCTCTTAGGAATGAATATGAAACTTCATTGCAGACAAAAGAAGCACAAATAACTTCTTTACCTATAGAGATTGACACCAATACATTTAATATAGATGGAGCCTCTTCAGTAGTAGCTGATAGTTTGCTTAGAATAGATTTTGAGAACCAAGAATTAAAAGCGGGCAGCGTTATTGATATTACATTTACAATTCAACACGACCAATTTACAAACTCAGCAAGTCCGGGGAGTTTGCCAACTCAAAATTCAGGGGAAAATTTTATTGCGTTTACTTATGTTTTACCATCTGACTTTGATAACATAAATGATTTAGCTACAAGCACTGACTTTAAAGAAAGTATAGGCTTGGCTTCAACTATAAAGCCTGTGTATGATGCTGTTAATCCTACATCATGCAGCGGTATAACATTGACTGATAATTTTAACTGTTCTATTCCTGAGACGCTTTCAGGTTCAGGAACTCCTGCTACATGGACAAAATACACATCGGGAAGAACAACAGCTATAAACCCTCCTGCCACACCTGCTTCAGGAGAAGCTGTTCTTATAACTTCTAGTGTTGGCAGTAATGATTTGGAATTAACTTTACTAGCAATGAGATGGGTAGATGCTCCTGCGGGACCCACCTTAAATGCTTATGAATATTATAATGTAATAAGTGCAAACGTAACATTAAGGTCTTCAGAATCAACATTAAGCTTACACAGTAATAGAAACTATGAGGTAGGTATAATATATATGGATGATTTTAATAGGGCTACAACTGCATTAATAAGTTCTCAAAGTAATGGTGTATTCGTTCCCTGTGGTAATTCTTTTTTACAGAATAGAATAAGAGTATCAATTCCTAAATATCAGCTAGCACCATCTTTTGCTACAAGATATAAGTTCTGCATCAAGCCTGATGTGGAGGGTTATGAAACAATATATTCTCGCATATTCTTTTTAGACCCTTTAACAAACAATACTTTTTTTCTTCTTGACGGAGAAAACTCACAGAAAGCAGAAGTCGGTGCTCGACTCATTGTTAAAAGGGATTCTACAGGAGCACTTCCTTCTTGTAGATATGCTACTATTCTTGAGAAAAAAGCACAGGCAGAAGATTTCATAAACCCTACTAGTGGTGCGACAGTACCCGCAGGTGTTTATATGAAAATATTGGCAAGTGATTTTATTGCAACTGTTGATGAAGATGATGTCATCTCTCCCGGCACAAAATATGTGGAGGGAAATTCATTTGCAAGTTTTCCGTCTTTAATTTATGACGGATTGGGAGGTTTTAGCATTCCTGCGGGTAGTATTATAAGGGCAGAGATGACATGGATTAGGGACGGAAGTGCTTTGTTTGATGTTCCCGGGAATGATTGTTCATTAAATGTAGAGTTTATATCCTCCGAAGACTATGTTGATATTGTCGATTGGTTTGATGGAGCTAATATTGAAGATGCTTTTAATAGTGCTTTTCTTTCAATTCCATTAAATGATATTACACAAACCCTTGTTAGGCAGCCAAATACAAGTGCAACTACTTCTAATTACGGACTAACGAATAGTGCTTTTAACTTGCAATATGTTTGGTATAGAAATGCAGGCGATATACGCTTTGTAACTAGAGGATTGCAATCTTGGGGTAACACAAAGAATAGGAGGTCAAAAATTAATGTTAAGTGGGAAATAATAAGAGCAGAGAATACTATTGTTTTTGAGACAGAGCCAAGTGATGCATTGCCTGATGTGTGGTATGAGTCCTCTGAGTCATATGCCATTGACCAAGCGACAGGATTCCATAGCGGCAATGTGCAGTCACAGACAGCGGTAAACCCTGCTATCATAGATACTGACTTTGGTAACTGCTATTCATTTGGTAATGGTGTAGAGAGCTATCGCATACGTGACTCAATAAAAGGTAAAGCCTTTGACCTAGGAGAAAGATTCTTTAGCACATCTGCTGAGGACTATAAAGAGGCTGATAGGTTTGCAGGGATTACATATAGTGGGGTATTCAATACCGAGACCAATGTGAACAAGCTCAATGAGTTTAACTTGGGTCTCCTTAACTTTAAAAACCTTGAGGAGTCCTTTGGAGCAATACAGATACTCTCGGGTAGAGATACTGACATACTCACGCTACAGGAGGATAAGATATCATACGTTCAGTCAGGTAAGAACCTGTTGTCAGATGCCGCAGGTGGGAGTGCAGTCACTTCAGTTCCTGAGGTATTAGGTCAGCAGATTGCAAGGATTGAGGAGTATGGTATTAGTCAGAACCCTGAGAGCTTTGTGCAGTATGGTTATGACAAGTTCTTTACAGACGCTAAGCGTGGTGCTGTAATACAGCTTCGAGGTATTGGTAAGGCAGAGAATCTTACGGTCATATCTGAGCTAGGGATGCGTTCATGGTTTAGGGATTTATTTATAGGAAAGAATAACACGCAGAAGCTTGGAGCATTCGACCCATATATGAATGAGTATGTACTATCATCAAATGACACAGAGCTACCAATAGAGCCTGTTGTTGTAAACTGTGGTGTTCAGAGAAGGCTTACAGTTACAGCAGCTAGCCCTGAATCGTTTACGGTGAATTTAGGTAATACGGTTGGTACGTGTGAGATAGCATATAACATTGTTTCGTTTGATGACCCTGCAGGGTCTATAACAATATCTGAGGACTACACAGGCTCCTCTACAAATGTTAACACAATAGGTGCGGGAACATTTAACTTTACAA